CGTCACCGCCATCGGCCACTACCTCCACCGCGAGCACACCACCGTCATGTACCTGCTAGATACATGGGACATCGCCCACGGCCATCCCGCCACCCACATCCCGCGCTCGCCCACCCGCTCCGCCGGCGCCGCCCTCCACCTCGAGGCCATGTGAACGGGCCGCTGCGCATCCTGGACCTCTTTTGCGGGGCCGGCGGGGCCGCATGGGGCTACCATCTCGCCTTCCCGGACGCGGAGATTGTCGGGGTGGACATCGTGCCCCAACCCCGCTACCCGTTCACCTTCGTCCAGTCGGACGCCCTCACCTTCCCCCTCGCCGGCTTCGACTTCATCCACGCCAGCCCGCCTTGCCAGGGCTACAGCGTCACCCGTCACCTGCCCTGGCTGAAGGGCAAGGACTACCCCCGCCTCATCGCGGCCGTGCGGGAGCGTCTGGTCGCCGCCGGCGTGCCCTACGTCATCGAGAACGTCGAGGGGGCGGCCTGGGAGCGCGAGATTAGCGGCGGCTGGCTCTGCGGCGGCATGTTCGGCAAACGCTACTACCGGCATCGCCGATTCGAGTCCTCCTTCTTCTGGATGGCGCCGGGGCATCCGAGGCACCGCGCAACCATTAAGCACGGCCGGATGTTCGGCGAGCGCGGACGGGCCATCGGTGACGATGGCCCACGGCGGAGGCCGGGCCACTTCGGCCTCGCCCAATGGTCGGACGCCGCCGTTATGGCCGGCGGGGGGGTCGCCGCCGGCCATAACGGCGGCACAGTGGCCGCGCGGGCGGAGATGGAGTGTCCCTGGATGAGCCGCGACGAGCTGACCCAGGCCATCCCGCCGGCATACACGCGGTATCTCGCCCAGTTCATCCCGGAGCCCTGATGGCCTACCTCGCCCGGGCCGCCTACTCGTTCGAGGAAGCGATGTCGCTGCTCGCCGCCCTCGCCGCCCACCGTCGCGGCGGCCACGCCGTCCCCGCCCGCCCCTTCTCCGACGGCGGCCCCATCAGCTCCCGCCGCGTCCGCCCCGATGCCGCCTTCGTCCCCTCCGCCCAGGGCTTCGCCGACGCCCTCGCCGCCCTGGAATCCCTCGCCGGCCTCGAACGCTACGCCTGCCTCGGCGTCTGGCGCGACGGCGCCCGCGTCCAGGACGTCGCCCGCCGGTTGCATAAACGCGACAGCATGGTCTGGGCCGCCTTCTACAGCGGCACCGAGCAGACCCTCCGCACCCTCACCGGCCACGGCGGCACCAAGGGCCTCTTCCGCGCCTGGCGCGAGCGTCGGCACAATCGACCCCCCAGCGACGGTCCCCTATAAGCAAATCCTTGACACGGCAAAGCAAAACGTATACCTTGCCCCAGACTTGCCATAAGCATCCCCGCCCCCGAGTGTCGCCGCCCGGGGGTTTTTCTATTCGAGGAGGCCGCCGTTGACGTTCACCCTGTCCGCCGCCTTCCTCATCGTCGCCCTCATCCTCTTCGTCCTCGCCGCCGTCCCCCTGCCCGAGCCCTACTCGGGCCGGCTGGTCCCCCTGGGCCTCGCTTTCATGGCCGCCGCCTTCCTGTTCGGGGCCGTGGCCGTGCCCTAGTGGATTTTTACAGTGTCGAACAATGCCCTTCTCTAGCGGCCAATCCGGCAACCCGCGGGGCCGACCGCCGGCCGACAAGGCCCTCTCCGACCTGCTTCGCAAGGAACTCAAGCGCAAAGGCCCCGACGGCCGCCCCAACAATCTCGCCCTCATGGAAGGGCTCATCGCCCTCGCCCGCGCCGGCTCCATCGAGGCCCACAAGCTCATCTTCGACCGCATCGAGGGCCGCGCCTCCCAGGCCCTCGACATCACCTCCGGCGGCGAACCCATCGCCCCCCTCACGGTACTCCTGAAGGAAGTCACGGATGCCGACGCGGACAGCCCCCCGGAAACCTGACCCGCCCACCATCCAGCTCTCCTCCACCCAGCTCGCCTTCGTCACCGATACCCATACCTATTCCGCATTCGTGGGGGGAATTGGTAGCGGAAAGTCGTACGCCGGCGCCGTCAAGGTCCTCGCCCAACACTCGGGCCCGGGCCTCGGCCTCGTCATCTCCCCCACCTACCCCATGTTGAGGGATGCCACCTGGCGGACCTGCCTCGAGGTCTGGCACCCCTGGATAGCCAACATCTACCGCCAGGACATGCGCGTCACCCTCCGGAGCGGGATGGAGGCCCTATTCAGGAGTGCGGACGACCCGGAGCGGCTGCGCGGCCCTAACGCCTCCTGGGCCTGGATCGACGAGGCCGCCCAGTGCCATCCCGACACGTGGCCGGTCATCATCGGCCGCTTGCGCGAGGGCGGCAATCTCGGCCGGGCCTGGATGACGACCACCCCCAAGGGCATGAACTGGGTCTATGACGTGTTCGTGACCGGCCGGAGCGAGGACACCGCCCTCTACCGGGCCACCACCGCCGCCAATCCCTTCCTCGACGCCCGCTTTGTCTCCACCCTCCGCTCGCAGTACGCCAGCGAATACGCCCGCCAGGAGCTCGGCGGGGAGTTCATCACCCTCGGGGCCGGCCTCATCCGTCGCTCCTGGCTCGGGATTGCCGATCGCGCGCCCGCCGGTCTCCGCTGGGTCCGCTACTGGGACCTGGCCACCAGCACGAAGACGACCGCGGACTACACCGCCGGGGCCAAGGCCGCCGTGGACGCCGACGGCCGCGTCTGGCTGGCCGACATCGTGCGGGGCCGGTGGGAGTGGCCGGAGGCCAGGCGGGTCATCCTACAGACGATGGCCCTGGATAAGTGCGAGGTCGGGGTAGAGCAGGTGGCTTTCCAGGCCGCCGCCGTCCAGGAGCTGAAGCGTGCCCCCGAGGCCCTGTCGGTGGCCGTGCGCGGCTTCGGCGTGGACCGGGACAAGCTCGCCCGCGCCCAGCCCTGGATAGCCAAGGCCGAAGGGGGACTCATGACCCTGGTGAGGGGTGATTGGATACCGGACTTCCTCTCCGAGGCGGAGAACTTCCCCGAGGGGACGCATGACGACATGGTGGATGCCGTGAGCGGGGCCGTGGCCATGCTCGCCCGGCCCACTGGGTGGGGTGCGCATTGAGCTTCGCGCGCGCGCGCGTAGGGGGTTCACTTCGAGTGTCATCGCGTATCCCCCCCTCTGTCTCTCTCTCCTATAAGGGGGATTTACTCTCTCTTATAGATAGACCCTATAGGGGCCTATATTCGGATATAGGAACCGGCGCGTGACGCCCCTGGATTATCTCAAGGCCGTCCTCCGCTTCCCCGGCAACTGGGGCTGGGGCTCGAGCACCGTCGCCCGTCGCGCCACCTACCCGGGCGGCTCCCTCTACCGCTACCCCACCGCCGACAGCTCCCGCCAGACCGCCGACCCGGCCGGCAACTCCGCCGTGGGCAGCTGCGTCCTCTGGCTGGCCCGCAACTTCCCCGAGGCACCGCTCCGGGTCATGGACGCCGAGGGCGAGGAAGTCGAGGGCCACCCGCTCACCCTCCTCCTCCGCCGTCCCAACCCCTTCTACGCCGGCACCACCCTCTGGGCCGCCACCGTGGCCGACCTGTGCATCACCGGCAATGCCTACTGGCTGAAGCGCCGCTCCCGCGCCGGCCGCCCGTCCGAGCTCTGGTACGCCCCCTCCTGGACCCTCCGCCCCCGCTGGCCCTCCGACGGCTCCCAGTTCATCGGCTCCTACGAGTACGCCGTCGACGGCAACTCCACCCTGCTCGACCCCACCGATGTCGTCCACTTCCGCGAAGGGCTCGACCCGGTTAGCCGGCTGGGCGTCTCGCCCCTGGCCACCGCCCTGGGCGACATCTTCGCCGACGACGAGACCACCCGCTGGACCGGCTCCCTGCTCCGCAACATGGGCGTGCCGGGCGTCATCCTCTCCCCCGACCCCTCGGTCACCCTCAACCCCGGCGACGCCGAGCGGGTCAAAGAAGCCTATGAGGCCAAGTTCGGGGGCACCGGCCGCGGCTCCGTGATGGTCATGGAAGGGGCGACCAAGGTGGCCGTGCTGGCCTGGTCCCCCGCCCAGATGGACCTCCGCCAGCTCTCCCGCAAGCCCGAGGAGCGCGTCACCGCCCTCTTGGGCGTCCCCGCCATCGTCGCCGGCCTGGGCGCGGGGCTGGATAGGAGTACCTTCGCCAACTTCGAGGAGGCCCGGGCCGCCGCCTACTACGACGGCCTGGTGCCGAGGTGGAGAAACGCCTCGGCCGACCTCACCGCCCAGCTCCTGCCCGACTTCGGCCCCGACGGCGCCGAGGTCGAGTTCGCCATCGAGCAAGTCCGGGCCTTGAGCGAGGATGAAAATCAGAAAGCTGACAGAATCAGCAAGCTGGTGCAGGCGTCCATCCTCACCGTGGCGGAAGGCCGGAAGGACCTGGGCTATGAAGTCTTGCCGATGCATGAAGTCTTTGTCGTCTCCTCCAAGTCGACCATCGTGCCCAAGGAAGAGTACGGCGTGACCCCCGAGCCGGTGCCCGCCCCCATGCCGGAGCTGGGCCCGTCCCCGTCCCCGCTCGAACTGCCCGCCGTGGCCACCCGAGCCGTGCGGGAAGCCGCTCTATCTCCTGAAGAGATAGAGCGGCTATTCGAGCAACGGCTGGCCCTGGTCGAGGGGAACGGTAACGGCAACGGCCACCGCGGAGATTAAGGCCCGAGCGGCCTTCCTCTCCAAGAACATCGACTTCAGTCGCCAAATCCTCGCCGACCTGGGCGCCCGCTTCGCCGCCGGCGACCTCTCCCGCATCACCTTCCGGCGGATGATGGGAGCGGAGATACGCTCCGCCTCGGCCGCCGCCTTCCGCTTCGAGCTAGGGCGGCAACCCACCCCCGCCGAGGCCGCCCAGCTCAACGCCGTCCTGGTGCGCCACGGTGCGTTTCTGGGCGAGTTTGTGGCCCAAGCGGATAGTTTGACGCCCGCCCAGATAGCCGCCCGTGCGGGGCTCTACAGCGCCGCTCCGCTCGAGGCCGGGGCGGCCGGCAAGATGGCCGGCATGCCCGCCGAGGCCCGCGTCCATTGGCTCGGGCCGGACGGCGGGAGCAGCTGCCCCGATTGCCTGGCCCTCATCGGCCGGAGCTGGACCAAAGACGAGTTCGCCGCCCTCGGGGTGGCGCCAGGTAGCCAACGATGCGCCGGAAATTGTAGGTGCCGCCTGGAAACGGAAGGGGGTGACTGATGCCCGACACCGCCATCAAGGTCCTCGA